GACCCTGCTGTAAATGTCATCGAACTGAATAGCGAAGTGTTCGACTTCTGATTCACACTTAAGACACACACAGTTCTCATCACTCCAAATCTCATGTTCAAAAACGTCATCAATCAGGTCCGCACTTTTGGTTACACGATGAAGAATCCGATGCCCCGCAAAATCTTCTTCCTGCGTAACTTTGCTCCCCAACGTTATACTGAGTTCAAAGACCTGATGAATACTCTGAACACACAGTTTCATCAAGGTCTTATCAATGAGGAGCAAATGGATTCGGCACTCCTTGCCTTCTGATTGTAGTCCTTCACTCACACTTAAGACACACACAGTAAGCATCATTGACCCTGAGAGATGTGGGGTCATAAAATATACCTCTCTCACTCACACAGTTACTAACACACAACAACACAAAATGTCTAAGCAAGTTCTCATCTCCATGCTCGCACAAGGTAACACTGGAAACGACATTCTTTCGATTCTTGATGTTATTGTCAGTGAGCAATCTTCTGAGGGTGCATATAACGAACCCACTGCAGATATGATTGAGTTCTGATACTAACTGTGTGCCCCTTGGTTGACACTGAGGGGCACTTATGTTAGGATGGACAGTATGCGTGAAACGGCAGCGATTGGTGCCGGTTTCTTATACGCCCTGGGGGGCGTAGCGTGTTTAAGGCGCCCCCCGTATATAAAAAAGCAAACTACCCTAACCTACAGAGGTGACAATTCGACCTCTAAATATCACATTCATAAAATTTTTCCGGAGTACCAAAAAGTGGCAAAATGGATTCATAAGGGTGGATATTCTCGCCCCGATAAGAGAACGGTAAAGAAGGGTGGTAAGAAGAAGTAGACCTTATTGGAATTTCTGGAAGGTAGTCTTTGCAGGATGGTTAATAAGGTATCCACGACAATGCTTTACGATATTCGGAGGCACTGTTGGATTTCTGATTGTTCTGATATATAATGCGGTAACAAAATGAAAAGTTACTGAAAAATTTCCGGAAAAAATTTTTATGACTGAAAATGTTTATCACATTTACGCAAAGGGTCAGTGCATCTATCACAGTTTATCAGAGAGTAGATTCTCTGAGACCTGGGAAATGATTCACCGAATGATTGATCTTCTTGATTTAGATCTTACAAAAGAAGATTTGTCTTATGAAGAACTATGTGTGAATAAGGAAGTATTACTCAACTCTTCTCATTGACAGAAGCATATATAGACTGATAAAATTGATCTGAAGGTTATTTTCACTTATGGCAAAAGGATTTACAGTAAAAGCAGCAGCCCCTAAGGCATCAGAAACTGATTGGGATTATGATGCTATTAAGGAGCGAATGAGAGGAAAGAGTATTGTATTCTGTCTACCTGGACGAGGATGCTCTTTTATTTTTCTGAAGGCATTTGTACAACTATGTTTTGACATGGTACAAAATGGAATGAGTATTCAAATTTCTCAAGATTACTCATCCATGGTTAACTTTGCACGTTGTAAAGTATTGGGTGCAAATGTACTTCGTGGACCAAAGCAAATTCCTTGGGATGGGAAGTTGCAGTATGATTATCAACTTTGGATTGACTCGGATATTGTCTTCACCACAGAAAAGTTCTGGCAACTCTGTGATCTTGCTCTGAATGCAGAAGGAGAAGAAAAGGAGATTGTTGCTGGTTGGTATGCCACAGAAGATGGTCACACAACCTCAGTAGCACACTGGTTGGAAGAAGATGACTTCCGCAAGAACGGTGGTGTGATGAATCATGAGACCGTAGATTCAATCTCTAAGCGTCGCAAACCTTTCACTGTTGATTACACTGGATTTGGTTGGGTACTCATCAAGAATGGGGTATTTGAGAATCTCGAGTATCCTTGGTTCGCTCCTAAGATGCAAGTCTTTGAGTCTGGTGCAGTACAAGACATGTGTGGCGAAGATGTCTCATTCTGTCTTGATGCAAAAGAAGAAGGCTTTGATATCTGGTGCGATCCTCGTATTAGAGTTGGTCACGAAAAAACTCGCGTTATCTGATGGACATGTATAACATTTACTACATTGGAGAACTACTTTATTCAAATCTAAATTATGAAGATTCGATGAATATTCTTCGGGATCTTGCAGAAACTAAAGAATATGATCCTCAAAGAATTGAGATGATTAAAACTGAAGATTGATGAAATGAATAAACATTATAATTTACTTTATAATGGTCGTAGACTTTATCAGAACCTCACTCTAGATACTTGTAGTGAGGTTCTACAAGAACTCTCAGAGCAGTTTTACTCTGGGGGTGATATTGATCCTAATTTAATTGAACTGGAGGAAATTCAAAATGGCACTGAATAAACTTATTTTTCAACCTGGCGCACCGAAGAAAACTCGTCAAGGACGTTCTCCTCGTACTCTACTAAGTCCAACGTCTCGTAATGGACGTAAGAAGAAGTATCGGGGACAAGGTAAATAATTTTAATGATTCAACTAAACCCTCAAATCCCAGTCATTACTCCAAAAGGTAATGGTTGGGCATTTTTTTTAATTGATCGTTCACAAGAACATGACTTGGAATGGATTGTTTTTCTAGATAGTAGTGGAGAATGTTGGACCTTTAAAAACTCCGATATTCGTATTCAAAAAAATTATACTCTTCACCGAGAAACAATCTCAGGAATTGGTACATGTACCACTTCGATCCAACAGAAGAATGGAAATCAATTCACATAAAGGATCTATGGGTTTATAACAAACTCTTTTTATCACACTCTCTAGGATACCTGTGTGGTCCTGTAGGCGCTTCTGTTCCATCTTCCGACAATTATATCGTCCGACCTTGTATTAACTTACTTGGTATGGGACGATTTTCTCGTATAGAATGGATTGAACACTCCACAGATCACTTTCATCCTTCTGAGTTTTGGTGTGAGATATTTAAAGGAGAACATATTAGTGTTGATTTTAGAAATAAAACTTCGGAGTTGGTTGTTTTAGGTGAAAAAGATCCCGTTAGTCCACTATATAAGTGGAAAAAGTGGACTAAGATAGATAAAGAAATAGAATTTCCGAAAATTTTGAATGACCTAGTGGGAGATTATGAGTATATAAACTGCGAATTTATTGGAAGTCATCTCATTGAGGTTCATTTTAGGAGAAACCCAGACTTCAGATATGGAAATTCAGTCGCAATTCCTGTTTGGAAGGACCAGAATATAGAAAATATTGATAATTTAACCTTTGTGAATGATGAAGATTACCTTAGGAAGGGATTTTATATTGATCACGGGATAGCAACCCCGTAAAAAGTTCTGATTTTTAATAATCAGGAGCAAAAAATGACCAAACAAGTCGATAAAGATCAAAATTTTATGAAAAATGAGTGGGGAACTCAATATTTGTCAAGTGAGTATGGTTGGGAAGAAAAAATTGAGCATCAAAAGATGCTTAGAGAGATTTCGAATGATGATTTGACACCCAAAAAACATGATTTTGTTGTTCAAAATGAAATTCATTCAAAAATTCGCAATGACGATGATTATGATGACTGGGAGTATGGAACAGAACCACTTTATGAGACAAAACCACTCTAAATAAGATATACTTGCATGTAAAATATGCCTCTAGAGAGGATAAGTAAGGAGTTCAAAGATATTAGTATGACATTCCAATCAAATCCTCTCAACAGAGATTTGATTGGACTTAAAAATGAGACTGCGATTGCAAGATCGGTGAAAAATCTTGTTCTTACTTCTCAGGGGGAAAAATTTTTTGATTCAAGTTTTGGTACGAAAGTCTCAAAACTTTTATTTGAAAATATTGATGAGATGACAGCATCAATTATAAAGGATGAAATATCTTTCACTTTAAATACATATGAACCTAGAATTGAAGTAACAGATTTATCAGTAAAACCAAATTATGATGAAAATGAATTTGCTGTTACGATACAATATAAAATTATTGGGATCGATGTTCTTCCTCAGCAATTATCATTTGCATTACAACCAACAAGATAAATGACCCTAGTAAATTTTACAAATCTAGACTTTGATCAGATAAAAGTATCTTTAAAAGAATACTTAAGATCAAATTCTAATTTTACCGACTATGATTTTGAGGGGTCTAATCTCTCCACAATCATAGATTTATTAGCGTATAATACATATATTTCCTCATATAATGCTAACATGGTTAGCAATGAGGTTTTTATTGATAGTGCAACGCTGAGGGAGAATGTTGTTTCTCTAGCACGTAATATTGGATATGTTCCTCGGTCAAGAACTTCAGCAAAAGCAAATATATCTTTCTTTGTAGATACAAGTACTTTTAGTACAATCCCACTTACACTAACCCTTAAAAAAGGTACTGTTTGTTTATCAAGTTCTACATTTGGCGACACTAATTTTTCCTTTGCGATTAAAAATGATATTACAGTTCCTGTAGTAAATGGAATTGCTCTATTTGATGGTATTGATGTTCATGAGGGTTCATTATTAACTGCCAATTTTACTGTAAATTCGAATAACCCAAATCAAAAATTTATTTTAGAAAATTCAAATATAGACACTTCAACAATTTCTGTCATTGTTAGAAATACTGAATCTAGTTCTGTCACAAGAAACTTTGCTTTTTCTGATAGTATCTTAAACGTAACTTCGGATTCTAGAGTTTTCTTCATACAAGAAATTGAAGACCAAAGATATGAGTTGATATTTGGTGACGGTGTATTTGGCAAAAAGTTAGATAATTTAAATTATATTGATGTTTCTTATGTAATTACTGGTGGGGAGTCTGGTAATGGGGTTAGTGATTTTACTTTTGCTGGAAGACTGGTAGATAATAATGGAAGAGTTGTTACTGATGGAATATCTTTAGTAACAACAAATGTAGCATCGAGAAGTGGAAAGGAAATTGAGTCGGTAGAGTCAATTAAAAAGTATGCACCAAGAATATATGCATCTCAAAATAGAGCAGTAACTGCAAGTGATTATGAAAGCATAATTCCTAAAATATATCCAGAAACAGAATCAATTTCTGTTTATGGTGGAGAAGATCTCAATCCACCAAGATATGGTAGGGTTTTTATTAGTATAAAACCATTTAATGGACCATTTGTATCAAGTCAAGTAAAAGATAATATAGTAAAACTTTTAAGAAAGTATAGTGTTGCTGGTATTGTTCCTGAAATTGTAGATTTGAAATATCTTTATGTTGAATTCGATTCTACAATTTATTTTAATAGTAACTTAGTTTCATCTGGAGATGCTGTAAGAACTACCGTAAGTCAAAATATAACCAAATATGCAGATTCTAGTGAACTTAATAGATACGGCGCTAGATTTAAATATAGTAAATTTTTGAAAATAATTGATGATAGTAATAATTCTATCACTTCCAATATCACAAAGATTAGAATGAGAAGGGACTTATTTCCCCTAATAAATCAATTTGCCGATTATGAGATATGTTTTGGAAATCAGTTCCATATAAAAGATCGTAATGGATTTAATATCAAATCTTCTGGATTTAAAGTGAATGGTTTAAGTGAAACTTTGTATATGACAGATGTACCCGATTCTAATTTAAGAACGGGTAGAATAATATTCTTTAGACTTGCTTCACAAACCGAAGTTGTAACTGTAGCGACAAATGCCGGAACAATAAATTATGAAAAAGGTGAGATTTTATTATCTCCGGTTGATTTCAGAGAAACGATTAAATCTAAAGCAGAAAATCCAGTCATAGAAATATCTGCAGTGCCTAAGTCCAATGACGTTATTGGATTACAGGATCTTTATTTGCAGATAGATATTAATAACAGTACTTTAAATGCTGTTTCTGATGAAATTTCTTCAGGTGCTGATATATCAGGCACATCATACACAGTAACATCAAGTTACGAAAACGGAAATCTTGTAAGATCATAAAATGTCAGAGAGCAGAATCAAAATTAGTTCCATTGTCGAAAATCAACTTCCTGAGTACATAAAGGAAGAATTTCCACTAGTTTCGGAATTTCTTTCCCAATATTATGTGGCAATAGAAAATCAAGGTAGTGTTCTTGATATTCTGCAGAATATTGATCAATATGTTAAGGTTGACAATCTAACAAATTTAAGTGATTCTACCAAGACAACATCGAGTGTATCATTATTTGATAAAACAATTAATGTTGAAAGTACTTACGGATTTCCTGAGTCATATGGATTAATTAAGATTGATAATGAGATCATTACATATAGAAGTAAAACGCAAACCTCATTTACTGAATGTATAAGAGGATTTGTTGGTATTGAGGAATATTATAACAACGACGAACTTAAGTTCTCTGATACTAATGTAGAAGGTCATGATTCAGATTCTACAGTAGAAAACTTAAGTGTTCTCTTTTTAAAAGAATTTTTCAGAAAAGTAAAAACTCAAATAACTCCTGGATTTGAAGACCGTGAACTAAGTTCCGAAATTAATCAAAATCTTTTCATTAAACAGTCTAAAGATTTTTATTCGTCAAAGGGAACAGCGGATTCTTTTGAAATTTTATTCCGCGCTCTTTATGGTGAGGATGTTGAAGTTATTCTTCCCAGGGATTATCTCATCCAACCTTCAGATGCTCAATATAGGATTACAAAAGATCTGGTAGTTGAAGCAGTTGATGGCGATCCTACAGATTTAATAAATTTAACTTTATATCAAGATTCGATTTATAATATCCCAGAGTCTAGGGGTACAATATCAAACGTAGAAAAAATTATTAGAGGTGTTAAAGAATATTATGTAATTAGTTTAGATTTTGGTTATGATAATTTAAATGACACTGGTCTTACTCTTGGAAATTTCTCAATTCATCCAAAGACAAAAAATATAGTTGATGTTGTTTCTGGATCGGAAACAATCACGGTTGATTCTACGTTAGGTTTTCCATCCACTGGAAATTTAACAGTAAAACTTGAAAATGGAACAGAACTTATTATTTCATATGAATCGAAATCA